GTAGGTTTCCGCCACATGGGTTTTGTATTTGGCCACCTCGTTGGATAACGCTAGGATTTTGCCAAACATCGCCCCCAAGATGGTCAGCAGCAGGGTTGCCGCTGCGACCAAAGCTGTTAGCCAATTTGGATCCATGGCTACTCCTTTTTAGGAATTTCTTTAAGCCGCTTACCCTGTAGCGATGCGATCACATCGTCTACCGTTTCTTGCACTACATCGTTGGTTGTTAGGTTCTTGAGTACCTCTAACCCCCAAACCACCAGGCGGGTTGCGAAGCGTTCTAAAATGACTTTCCAAGTAATTTGCAAGACTAAGCCTTTTAATACTTCCAGTAGTGTTTTACCGATAACTCCAGTTAAGAATCCCATGGTTATTCCTCTATCATGGATTTGTACGCGTTTAGGTAGTCGGCCTCTGTGGCCTTACCTGCGGATGTGTTCCAGTACTTCTTGGCGTACCGCGCTAACCCTTCAAGGTCGTGTGCTTCTGGTAGTGCCTCTGGGAATCGAATTAAATTGAGCCGTGCTGCGGCGACTGCATACTGCGGTGAAATCACCATGTAGCTGGCACTGTGCATATCAATGGGCCCGAACATCTCCAGCGCATCTAGCAAGTGAGGCCGTGTTTTCCCCAACCATTCAATAAGCCACTTAAATGTTGCTGGCTCCATTTGGGTGAACCCAAGCGCAGGACCACGAACTTGCTTGGAGTAAGTAAGTTCGCCAGATTCATGAGCGACAATCATCAAGATCAGATTGATGGCGGCTTGAGAGTTCATTTTTCCGTGACCGCCTGCCACCATATCTAAATGGTCAAGAACGGGTTTAATCACGTGCTCAACAAAGAGCTTTCCTAATTTCATTTCTTCATTCGCTCCAAATCGCTTTGGCACTGGGTGCAATACAAGCACCCAGGCACTTTTTGGCGGCGTTCTTCCGGGATTGGCTCGCCACATTCGCCGCATTCATGTGCGCTTTGCCGTTGTTTAGTCTTGTTAGCCCTTGCCAATTGACTAGCAAGCGCCATTTCTTTGAATTGGGTTTCGATACCACTGGCATGATCAAACGAATCCGGCATAAGTTGTCCTTACAGTAAGCCTCGGGTGTCGTGGCTGCTTAAATACGGCACGCCATTGATTTTTACGAAGTGCGGGCTAGTGACAAATCCTTTGATCTTGCGCTTGGTTTTGTCTTTGCTGCTTGGGTCGATGTTTAGCAACTCATCCAAAATCAACTTCACACCGTAGAGTTCGATCTTGTCTTCATCTTCGCCATTATTTGCGTAGAACATGCAGTCGTGCGGCTGAACACCGCGCCAGCTCCCTGCTTCCTTAGCTTTTTGTTGAAGCTTGCCGAAGTTGTTTAAATCAAGTTCGTATTCGACTTCGGCCTTAGCGTTGCCGTCGGTCCAACCATCGGTAACACCGCGAGTCATGGCGACTTCTGATTCGTCACTGATGGTTGCTGATGCGCTTTCCACATGGATCATTACGCCCATGATGTTCACATCGAATTTCGCTCCACTGAATTTTGCTGGCATTGTTATGCTCCCATGCGTTTATTAATCATGATGGAACCCGTGATTTTGACTGGGCACTCGTATGGTGTAACTGCGAGAAGAATTTCGACTTCTTCATCAGTTATCCATGTGATGGTGATGTCTTCATCAAGAGGTGGTTTGATTTCGCCAGGGAACTCGTAATCGCCGATTTTTTTCACCGTGGCCATGACTCGAAGATCTTGAGTGAAATAAAGTTTGGCGGCAGCCATGCTGCCAGGTGTTGAGTTGAATTCTCGGTCAGCAATTCGGGCAATGGCGCGAACGCGTAACTTACGAGCGGCTTTCATGGCGACTCGGATGTGGCGTAGATCTTGGAAGTCGCCGCCTGGTACATCCATAGTGCGGCCCGTTGTCCAATACTGACCTGGGTAATCGGGGTACCACATCGGCACAGCGTAGCGGTTGCTTTCCAACGCCTTAAGCGTTGCCAGTTCTAGCGGCGCTTTGTCTTTATCAGTGGCCAGTGCCGTATCACCAATCACGCTGCCTGTTTTTACTCGGGCAGGGGAATCGGCAATGGATACTTCTTTGTTTGCCAAACGGCCTGCGTAAATACCAATGGTGGAATTGATTAAGTGAACTTGAGGCACCACGGAGATGTACTCACTTGCCACTGAGTTCTGAACGGCCACAGTTGCCGCCAACCACGTAGCCCAGTCTTGGCCTGTTTCTGCGGTAGGATCAATAGCTTTAGTGGTACAAATTGCGAAGACTTCACGGCCTAATTTGGCTTTTAGGCTATGGCGCATGGCTACGGCCTCTTCTAGCAATGTTTTATCTTCCGCTGGCCAGTTCAAGACAAAAGCTTCAAAGCTCGATGTTTCGTTCGCTTTGTACACTGCGGCTTTCCATTCGCTGTCTTCTTTCAAGATCATCACGCCCGCCGTCCAGCCTTGTTTTCCGTTCAACTGAGCCGCTTTTACGGTGGCTTTTAGTGCGTCGTCGGCTTTTTCAAGCGCTTTGTCTAGGTCGGTGGTGCTGTCGACCATGATCAAGTTACGCTCTGTACCTGTTACGTTACCAAGCCCCACGAACAGGAAGTGGTTTTCCACTCCGGCGATGGGCCCGCGCATCATGTTTAGTATTTTGATAATGACTTCTGGGAATGCCATTTATTTGCTCCTGTTGCGGTTCATTTCCCGTTTGATGACCATAGCCACACGCTTGGGGCTCATTCCTATCAATCGGCGTTCGGGGCGTTCTATTCCCCAATTTCGAGCTGGCGTTTTGTTTTCCAACTCAGAAATTTTCATGTTCACTTCGCCAACGGTCATGTTCTGAGTGATGAACTTCACTGTTGGTTTTCTGCCTCGCTTTTGTCTGCCTTGTGGCGGTAAGCGGTAACCGAGTTCTCTTAGTTCTTTGGCCAGCTCGCGTGATGATGGGTCGGTTGGCTTTGGCTCTTTTTTCTTTTTGGCTTGTTTGCGCCTTGCGCCTAAACCGCTTTGCTCTGTTTGGCCAGTGTGGTGCGCCATGGCCACTTTGCCCCTGGCCGTGGGCCAGCCCACTTGCACCATTCTGTTTTGGTTTTTCACTCTGGTTTTCATCTTCTGAGTGAATCCGCGCAATACTTTGCGTTTCCCGTTTTTTCTGCGCTTCCAAGACTTACCTTCAGGATCACGCTGATTGCGGATGTTGCCTTTGGTCTGCTTGGTGAGCACTTTTCCAATGGTCTTTAATATTCGCCATCGAGCTTTTCTGTCTAAGCCGAGCAACTTCAGTTGTTCTTTGGCTCGCAAGAAGCTTTTTTCATTCGCGGTTACGCTAAGCACGACGAATATTTACCTCAGCTTTTGTCACTTCGGTGATTCGGTACTCTTCAATCTTCCATGTTTTGCCACGCCATAGAATTGGCCCGTTGGGGTCTTCGACGACTTTGATTGGTTCTTCAAAGTCGATGGTGATAATGATCTCGGCGCTGTTTTCATCTTCTAACGTCACGTCGATTTCTGGGTCGCCCAAGTAGTCGCTATCTTCGCGGCTTTGGTCGTTATCCATTAGCCACGCACCAATGTTGGCAAATAGAACTGCGGGGTCGTACTCATTAAAGGGAAAGCGTTCGAAGTAAAATTCAGCTTGATAGAGCTGTGACATGATATTCATGCCGTGTCCCATATCTTTCGACTCTAGTGAAAGTGTTATAGCGCCCATCTCAGCATTCAGTCGTTTGGCAATGCGGTGGCCTACTACCGTTTCTATATGCTTTTTTAAGTCTCGAAGTTTGTAACCAGCTTGATATTGCTCACTCATAGCAGCGCAACCCCACATCGTGTTTTCCCATGCATACTGCGAACAATTCGTTGGCTTTCAGCTAACAACTCGTTTTTGGTTTCTTCGCTCCGCTCCGCTAGGTGATCACCTACTTGCTTCTGAGATACGGTTGCAAAGTCTGGAAGCAAGTCAGCTTTAGCTCGGGCCATTACGGCAGCTTCGTATTGAACCACTATGCGGTTCTTGTTATTAACGTTCGGAAAGGCTTGAATATCTGCTGCTTTTTGAACGCCTTGAGCAATGTACTTTGCTTTCAGCGTCTCTAGCTGTTGATTGACTTCACTCACTGAATTTGCAAGAGCAAAGGCAATTCGTTCACTATCTTGAACGACTGGCACACCGCGACGGCGTTCGAACTCACCGACATTTAGGTCTGGCCAAAAACCATCATTGGTAATGGTTGTATCTTGGTAATCTGTGCCAGTCGTACCTGTAAACATTGCCTTGCCCTTATTTAAAAAAGTGAGCCTCTAGCCACTGGGTCGACGGTATCGAACTTACAAAAAGTAGTTCTTACCTCGCCAGCCGAGGCTCGGCGGCGTAGGAGTCTTTACCTACAAATTCTTGCCATCCGTAATGGCTCGAATTCGTTGGTCTATTTTGTCGATGGTTGTCTTTACACCAATTGCTTGGTGGAGTTCCTGAGCTTCGACTAGTAGCACTCGCGATTTTTCTAGTGTTGGAATATCACCAACGCTGCTTGCGATGGGCTTGCCATGTTTGTTGTTACGCAGTAATTGCAAGCCTGCGAACTTGAACCACTTGGCCGTAATACGTTCGTTGATGCGCCATTCATTTTGGATTTTTTCAAAAATCTGGCTGAAGTACGGCTCAATGCTGTGGCCCTGATTGGCCATTCGCTCTGACCATTCCAATACTTCATCGGCGCAGAACGTGGCGAAGTCACGCTTGAATCGTTCTGGGGTATCTAGCCCCAGCTCAATCCCTTTTACGCACCACTCGATCGCGGTTTCTAGTTCGCCGATGTCGAACATCCACACCACCATTTGAGCGAAGAGTGGGTTATCAAAATGCTCATCCCCCACTAAGAACTCTTCAATGACCGAACGATATTTAGGAACCAGCTTTTCTCGCTTATGCTGAACTTTGTCTTCAAGGCGGTTGAAGCCTTTCAATACCTTCAAATCGATATCCAACTCAGCGAGCAATAAGTGCATGCTGTTTGGGGTAACGCCCGATAGTTCAGGCATTTCCTTAACTTGTTGGCTGGCTAAAATCGCGTCGCGTTGTTTGCGTAAAGGGCTAACCATGATCTATTCCTAAGCTGCGAGTGGTGCTGGCGGTACCACGGTGACTTTTTCAATCGCCGCGAACTTGTGCATGTTGCCAACGGCGTAGCCTTCCATACGCCAGTAACCTGTTTCGAAGCGTTTACGATCATCGACATTTTCAGACTTACGATGCTGAGTCCCTTTCTGGGTCAGGATTTGTAAGTTTTTAAGATGCGTAACCCAAACCATGGTTGGCGGGAAGAATGGCGGCGTATAAACCTTTTTACCTGCCACCGTTTTCGCTAAGCTTTGCGCGGCCCTGTGTTCGGTTGGAACTCCGGCAGACTCAAGCAAGCGATGTTGCTCTGCTGCGACTAGGTCGCGGCCAATGAGCACAACCAAATCTGGATCTTCGCGGTGCACTTCATGGATGGTGGTGTTGATGAGATCATTCACCAATGAATCAAGGTTTTTGTAAGAGTCAGCCGTTTGACCTGTTGGGTCGAGCTTGGCCGATGCTAATATCTGGCTAGCTTGTTTCTCTTTGACGATAGTCAGCCAACCTTTGTTGACGTCCTGCCCCATCGGATTATTCTTAGGGTCGGTGTCACCAGCTGCGATGCTCGTACCGTGAAAACCAACTCGGATCATATCGAGTGCAAAGTTTCGCGTGATGGCGTTGTTCATCAACTTCATCCACTCACCTTTACCGCCCGAGTTGGCCCACTGGGTCATTTGTTCCCAAGTAATGAAGGCGCCTGAGTCGGTTTCTGTCAGCTCGTAGGTATTGCCACCTTGGTTTAGACTTTGATAGAAACGGCCATCAGATTTACGACCCGTTACCAAGGCACCATCGCCGACATCAACCACTTGACCTTTAATTTGATCAACGGGGATGTGCGAGATAAGTGATAGAAAAGCATCGGAATGCAGGATAGCCTGGCGAAGCTTGGTTTCCATTGGCGGCGTGATATTGAACTGCTGTGAAATATCCGTAACGCCCGCCGCAATGGCCACTGCTGCGCAGTATTCGCGGAGGTGAGATGTCGCTAGTACGTTCAGAAATGACATTTACACTACCTCAATTGTTTCGCCAGCACCTTCACCGCCCGGGCGTTGCCCATCTTGTTCGCCTGCGAGTTGTATGAATTGCCCTTCAAGGCCGTTAACTTGGTCCGTTAATGGCTTCAGCTGTTTTGCGAGTTCTGTAGAGAACATCTCTAAGCTAAATTCAGAGCTTTGTTGCTCTGGTGTTTCAGCCGCTTCTGGAGTACTGCTCTTAGCAAACTCTTGAGTCAGCTCTTCTTTAAGCTCTGTTTTCAATGCACTAAACTGCGAGCCAAGTGTTTCTTTTAGCGCTGCTTTTAGTTGTTCTTCGGTCACGTCGGTGCCCTCTGGTTCCGTTTCTGGTGTTGGCTCTGGCGAGCTGTCGCCAGATTGGAAAAACGTCTTACACATTGAGAAAAACCGATCAGAACTTGAGTAGCATTCGTCTAAATTAATTTCTTCAAGTTCGCTACATTCAATCTCTGTGGTTTCGCCCTTTTCCCGAGAAAACTTAAGGCGATCTGTACCTGTGGATGCAGGAGAGTCAGTCACGGCGATGCCCATCAGGTAACAGCGGCCTTGTCCTTTGTAATCGGGTTCGGGTTCAATGGAAGTAAACAGCTTTTGGCCATTTTTGTTGGCGTTAAGAAGCAGGTGATTAGGCGTAATCTTTGCGAACAGGCGAAGCTTTCCGTCTTTCTTTTCAGCCTTAACGGCTTCGATCACACCCCAGTTATTGCCATGAAAAACGTCCCAACGAGAGCGCGAGTGTTCTGGCCACACCATTGCGGTGTATTCACCAATCGAATACTGCTCGGCCATGTCTTTAATCCAGGACGAAGTAATTTTTCGACCATCGACCGTGGCACCTTCCGTAGCAACAATTTTCCAATCACTGGTTTTACTCATTTACGCTCTCATCTGGTTTCAAACTGTTCTGTTTACCGTTTTGATGAGGCAACAATACGCCTTTAAAAATGGTGTTTCAGCCACTTCAATTCCGGCCAATTCGGATAAATCGGATAACCGAATTGATAGGAACTTTGCTTCGTAATTTATAAGTTTTCGGGGGGTATGATGGCGATATGGCCTATTCCCCAGAAGTAAGACAAGCGGCGCGTGCACTCTATTTGAAGGCATGGACGCCCAAAGAAATCGCCCAAGAATTGAAGCTAAGTAATGAGCGCGTCGTTTATTACTGGGCTGACAAATACAGCTGGCGAGATATGCTCCGTGAACAAACGGTGGACGAGTCGATCGCCCGCCGCATTGAAGCGTTGTTAGAAATCCCAGAACCAACCAAACCCCAGCTAGACTTGCTCGACAGGTTGATAAGACATCACGTACAACTCAAAAAGCTAAGAGCTCAAGAAAAGCTCATGGGGGAACAACCACTAGAGAACGGTAAACCGAACCGCGATTCTGGTAAGCCGCATGGCCGAAGTGGTAAAGGTAACAAAGAGGATGGTAAACCTCGTCGTGGCAAGAGCAAAAAGAACAACATTGATGACCTAACCGAATCGAGCTTTGATGGCTGGAATGCATCGCTGTTTAAGTACCAGCTCAAGATGCGAGAAAACCTACATCAACGAATTCGAAACATCCTAAAGTCTCGTCAAATTGGGGCAACCTACTACTTTGCAGGTGAGGCATTAGAAAACGCGATACTGACTGGCGATAACCAAATATTCCTTTCAGCTTCTCGAGCGCAGGCCGAAGTATTTCGCAGTTACATCATGGCCATTGCAGAAGAGTTCCTAGGCATCGATTTAACCGGCAACCCGATCATTCTTTCTAATGGTGCTGAACTTCGTTTTCTATCTACCAATTCAAAAACCGCTCAGAGTTATCATGGCCACGTCTACATTGATGAGTATTTCTGGATCCCCAAGTTTGACGAGTTAAACAAACTCGCCTCTGCCATGGCAACCCACAAGAAATGGCGAAAAACTTACTTCTCTACCCCTTCGAGTAAAACGCACCAGGCTTACCCATTCTGGACTGGAGATGCTTGGCGCAAAGGCCGAGACAGCCGCGCCAATATTGAGTTTCCGAGTTTCGATGAATTCAGAGACGGCGGCAGGCTTTGCCCAGATAAACAATGGCGCTATGTCGTAACGATTGAGGATGCCGCGGCAGGCGGTTGTGATCTCTTCGACATCGAGGAACTGCGCGACGAATACAGCAAAGATGACTTCGACAACCTGTTTATGTGCATTTTTGTCGATGGCGCCAACTCGGTGTTCAGATTTACCGACCTGCAAAAAGCCATGGTAGACGCTGCACATTGGCAAGATTTCAAACCCGCAGACAAGCAGC